ACGAAGTTGTGGGTGCCCCACCTGCTGGAGCAGATGCACCGTGGACTTTAGTGCACCCGGGAGGCTTCCGCGAGGAATGAACATGTTAGTACGTCAATGTGTTTATCCACCTTCCCCGGCGCGATACGGTGAATACGGCCGGCGTTTCTTTACAACTTTTATCAGAACGTTTAAATGATAAGTTTTCGAAATAATGGGACAGCGAAATAAAACAATAATGGAAACTTGTAAATTAAAATGCATGGGTTAGAAGGGAAGGGAAAACAACTATATCGCAAGAGCGGCAAGAAATCCGCTGATCAACGGGTAAGCAGTGGTAAAAGAGGAAACAACAGAGCAAGCAGCTGGCCAGAGCCTAAGGATCTCAGCGATAAACCCCTCCTCTTCCACGCCAGCGTCATCTACGTTGCGAACAACAGGGACACTGGAACAAAAGTTGTCAGCAGCCGCCATCAGAAGTGGCTGTGACGGCGGAGCAGGGGTCATCAACCCCGAAGAACCAGAAAGGTTAGCGGAGTTGGTGTTAGCACTCAAGATAGAAGCATTAGGATTAGTCTGGCATTCATAGTGGACGCGGACGTGCAGCTCACCCAAGGGTGTAGAAGCTGCTGCAACGCCACCAGTTGACGACTGGACACCAGAAATATAAACCAAAACACCATAGTGTCCCACAGTAGATGGGAAACTGGTACCGTTGCCAGCACGTACAGCGAGGTTGGCAAGATGAGCATCATCTGCGCCCCACATGTTGGTGGTTGGTTTGAAAAGCAAAGCCTCTTCACCGAACCTACGGAAAATACCCAAAAGGGAATCCTCCTGTAAAGAAGCGAGTGGATAATAACGGTAACCGGGAAGGTTTACCATATCCTCAAACTTGTTCGGCAAAGCCGTTTGCCAACCGTTCTGTTGTTCAGCCTGAGCCGGCTCATTGGAACCAATAGTGCTAAGGTTGTTAATGGTCATGCGGTTGAAATTAATTGGGACAGGGGCCATGTGTACCTCACCCGAGACGGTGCTAAAGTTCATAGAAGAAACGAATTTAGCTCCGCCAGCTACAGCACGCGCAGAAGAAAACAGCGCGCGCATAGCCGTGAGGTTGCCAATGACATTGTCAACACCACCCCCTGCAATTAGACCCGAGGTGGGTCCAAAGGCATTCAGAGACGAGGTGGCGCCGGTATAAACTATACCATTCGGCCAATTAAAGACATTAGTGTTCCCGGCCCAGAAACCCGTGGCGGGAGTGCCAACCACACCCTGAACCACAACAGCGCTGGGATCAGGGGTGATGCAAAAGAGCGCAGTACCGGTGTTTGGCGCAACGGCGACCATGTTGAGATCAGTGAAACCTCCGACGGCAGGCGCCGTCGAAACTGTCGCAACGAAGTTGCCAGTAAATGTGCCAGACAACCCCTGATAATCGTCCGGATACCTGATGCCATCAGCGTCCTCGGACCAAGGGTCCACGTAAGCTGAGACAATGTCCGGTATACCGGGGATGGCGGGGGTGTTGGACCCTCGCCCTGCGCGCCCACGTTGGGAAAACCCCCGATGCAGAACCATCTGGCCGCTAGCTTCCTTATCCAAGAAATTGGAACGGGAAGGGAGTAGGGCCGGTTGGTTCGTACGTCGCCCAGTCCCAGACCTGGAACGAGACCGAGATCGAGAACGGGAACGCGTGCGTGAAGAAAAAGTAACGGAAGCCCGGCGACGCCGGGCAGGAATAGTGATTTTATTTCGTCGAGCCATGTGAGTGTATGGGATCCCTCCTCACAAAGAGACTGTTCATCGTGGTCCCCCAATGGGTTGAGCCGTGCAGTCGTTCGGCATTCTGTATAGCACGTAAATATTTACACCCGAAGGAAACGTTTTGGTCAATTTAAGGACCACGACCCCAAAACTAGGCGTCCCGAGGCATACGCCTACGAGGGTGCCACTGCGCGGGATTCAGTGTCACCTTGGAACGTCTATAAAAATCCTCTATAGCCAACTGTTCTGGCGGAGTATATCCATACGCGAGCCAGAAGCTATAACGTGTCCTGGGATGGACGTCTGAGTAAACGCGTTTCATGTCACGAGACATCGTACGCACTCCCCACGACTGCCCATCCACCACCGAGGCATGAAACTCGCCGGCACGGAGATAAGCGGCATAAAAGTCCTGGAAAACCGGGATGCCGCCAGTAGCTGCCATACCCCCAGTGCCCACAGCATGCAACCAACCCCGAAAAAGGGAAGTGGTGCCATAAGGCTGTAAGCACATAGAATCTTTGGCAATGGCGTAATGGGGATGGCGCACCATAACGTAATGGTGTGCTTCAGGCCCAACCCAGACCGGGTGGGACTGGCAAAACTCCAAAGCCTCAAGATCAAAGGCAGGCGGTTCAACCTCCATCGAAAACCCCATACCAAGAAACCAGGCATCGAGTCCAACTGAGAACCGAGGAAGATCACGTCGTTCCATAAACACGACGCAATCATCCCCATTGTTGGCCAAGTGAACTCGCACTCCGCAAAACAGAGCGTAAGCAAACACCATAAGGCACATCAACAAACAATTCCCAAGACCGGTGTTCATGTCACCAGACATACGGCCACCATCAGTCCTATACTTAAGACGGCCGTCTGCGGTGTACCCCGTACACACGTTACGCAGCTGCTGCCGGAGGAGTGCGCCAAGCTTACGACGATGCCCATGGTTCCTGAAACATTGCAGATAAATGCGATGTTCAGTGGTTAGAGCATCCCTCGAAACGTGCTGGTCAAAACGACTAGCATCTAGACCGACTGCGACCGGATCGCTGAAATCGGTCCACTTAGCGAACATGCACTCCCCCACTCGTGCAGCATTCATACCCTTCATGACAGTTGGCTGCCCAAACATACGGCCTATTGCCAAATAGAGCCGCTCCTCGATTGGCCGCAAAAACCGACCGAGTTCGATGTTGTACCGCGGGTCGCGTGGGCTAATAACCCGCGGTACTGGGTCCGCCTTACGAGTAAAATCCGTCTTCTCGTACTTGACGAACACCTTGACATGGCTATCTTTCGGCTGTAAACTCACCCTCAGTAAGCTCTCGAAAGCACGTTGGTACACCTTCCTCTTGGGACCCCGGAAAGTCGAGACAAACTCGGCATAACTCAACGGAGCGGCAAGCGGCAGATGTGGAGCCAACGCATCCAAAGCTGCAGACAGAGCAGCCTGGAAATGTCCACGTCTAGGTCGAGGGGGTGCCCGGAATTGGCCGTTATGCCTAACATAAAAGACCCTTTCCTTGACCGCCCTCTCCAGCGTGTCTAGATCATTCCGGTAACCGTACAGCAAAACAGGGGGGGAGAT